TAACTTGCTCTAAATTCTTGCGACTTTTTTCATCCTCGGCTGCTGCCTTTACTGCTGATACTGCAAATGCGGTAGCTGCTGCTCCAACAGCTGCAAATGCTAATGCCGCCTTTTTACCAAAATCTATGATCTGGGCTGCTGATTTATCAACTGCTTTCTCAGCATCTTTTAAGCCTTTTTGTAAATTATCAATATCCGCAGCAAGTGCGATTGTTAATGGTTTAGCCATCATTTCCACTCACCTCTAACTTCTAGCACAGCCTTCTCAAATCTTTTAATTACATCCGGTAACATTTTCCTAATTGTAGGATAAATGAACCAACCTTTAGCGCCAATACCACTTGGCGATTTACCAGACCAAACTGGGAACTGCTTAAATCTATTTGATCCAAATTCAACACCGCCACCAATTCCAACTTTAGGACTATCGCCCTTACTAGAGAATTGAGTAGTTGCGCCACCACTTAGTTTTTGACTTGCTAAACCAAATCTAATCTCACCAAGTAAGGATGATTTTTTAACAGATCCGCCATCGGCAATTCTCTTGGCAACCTTATTTGGTCGGCCGGAAGCAGCCCTACGGATCTCGGATAATTCATCCTGTGCTATTTCGCCTACTGCTCTTTTCATTTGATCTTGAGCAACATCATCCATTTGGCGCAACACTTTAACGATAGAGTTTAATTCTTTTTTATCATAGGCTATTGAAGGAGTGGTCATTTGTGTCTATCCTCCAATATCTCTAACGCTGTTAAAACATCCGATCCATCTACCCATTCGCTCATTGGAATTTGAGTTGCTATTGACAACTGAACCAATAACCGACTAAGGCTTCCTACTGGATGGCTTTTGGGTTCACATCACCGACTTGAATATCGGCAACAGTTTCCATCCATGCTTCATAAGGTTTAACAGCCTTACCAGCTGCTTCTCTCTTATGTGCGTGATAAGCCAAAAACATCAAATCATTAACACCAATCTTTTCAGATGCTTGGCTAATGATATTTCCTGTTTTTTGCTCCCACTTAGCCCACTCAGGCGGTTGGGCTGTGTAAGTTGCTTCCTCGCCTGAGTTATATGTAATTGTAATTGCTAGTTTCATTTGTTTGCTCCCGTTTTATTTGTTAAGCGAAGTTCTCTGCTGGCACTCCAATAACTTGGAATGAAAGAGAAACTGTTTGTGCATCTGGTGCAGTTCCACCAGCTGATGGCCATGATGGCAATACTTGGAAAGTAAAGACTGCGCCTGAAGTGGCTGTAAATACTGTGTTGATGCCTGTATCTGGAGCAGACTCAGAAACGCCCCATAGAATCTCACAAAGAGATCCGGTTGCGCCCCAGTCGGCTAACATTTCAACATCAAATGTGAAGTTGTTATCAGTTACTTTGAAGACTTTTCCGTCTAGTGTCTGATAGGTCTGGCGATCCATTTCGCCAGTAAGAGTTGCAGTTGTAGCTTGTGCATCGAAATTGTTACCGCCGATTGTGAAGGTAACATCCCGACCTGTTATAACGGTGGTAGGCATTTTCGCTCCTTATGTTGTTTGTTGATAATAGGTTGAAACATTTATATCAGATACCAACAAAGTTGATGCTCCGACTTGTGTAACTGTTGGTCTTTCGACCGATCCGACAATATATCCCGCAGGAATAATTGCCAGAATGCTCATAAGTAATTGCTCGATATTATCGAGAGATGCTGGATTGCTGTTATATGCAACCGCAGCTGTGATTGTCATATTGACTCGACATCTAACAGACGACTTACCAATAGTTTCAATTTCAAGATATGGTGATGATGGAACTAAAACAACTGCTGGCGGGATTACAGACTCAGGAACGAAACTGTAAACATTTCCAGCCACACCGGCTAAAGCAGTTGCAAGTGGTTGTCTAACAGATGAAAGAATTGTGGATGGTGGCATTATTGACAAATACCTTCAACATCTACATAAGCCCCAAGAATTCCAATTACGCGTGAATATAAACTGCGACCCATTCTGTAAGGAGTTGCTGTAAAATCTACTCCTTCAATTTGTCCACCGGTTGCGACTCTTGATTGGAATACTTCAACGGAAACAACGAAAACTGCTGATCGAACAGACTCGTTTCCAACATAAGTTGATGCTCCAGATAAAGTCGCGACTCCAGATGGAATAACATTTGCTTCGACGACATCGGCATTAGTGATTGCAGCTTGGAAGGTATATGCGCCAAGATCTGAGTCAAGTATTGTTCTTGTTCCATTGAATGGAGTTCCGCATCCTGTGATGACAACTGATTGTCCTTCGGTAAATTCATGAATTCCTAGTGTAGTAAAAGTGGCGACATTATCAGTCAGCGACACTTTTTGAATTGGGCTTTTGAATGTAACCAACATTGGCAAAATTGTGTTTTCAGCTGTATCTATTATGCCATTTAGATAAGTGTCATTGTAGAGAGCGGAAGATACCCCAAGCACGGCTCTTAACTCGGTGGCCGAAATAATGCTAGGCATGAAATACCTTCCTCTCTACTCTCCCATTAAAGGATGCCTGAGATCGGGAGCAACCTCAGGCACTCAGTTAAATTAGGAAACTGTTAGTTTGCGGAATGCTGTTGGGTAGCGATTAACTACTGCAACATATCCATAAACACCAATCTCAATGCGACCATTAGCAACAATGTTTGCACGAAGTTCAATTCTTGGTGACTCATGGAAACGCATCGCGTTTGATGGATAAACCAATGCAAACTTGTCGCCTGTGTAGTTTGGATCAACAACTAATGAAAGTCCTGCGACTGTTCCCTGAGTTGAGCCTTGTGAAATTAGACCGCCAGCATTCTGCGGAAGGGCAGCTGCAAATAGTGGTCGGTTAGAACCATCAACTGCTGAAAGCAAGCCTGTGAAGCTAACTGTGCCAGCTGCTGTTGGTGCAACGCATAGACGATTTGGAGTTGAGCGAGTTACCTCATATGAATCAGCAATACCATCAGCAATTGCTGCATAGATTGATGCTCCAGTTGAAGCTGCTGCTGCATCGCGTGCAAGACCTAATGCGTAAGCATCTGTCTTTTGTGCGTAAGATGCTGCTAACTCACGAACTAATAAATCAGCAAATGATCCGCCATCAATCGCAGATCTGTCAAATAGCTCAACATTGACCACATTAGCGCCCGCGAACTTAACGACTGAATCTTCTTGATAGGTAACAGTTGTATCTGTTGATGAAAACTCAGCACCTTCAGCAGTTTGTGCAACTGTTGCTTGTGTTCCCAATACAGGTGTAAAGATCTTCATTCCTGTTGCAGGAAGCGGAGCGCGCTCGATTGAATCAATAAATGGGCGAGATGCATCAATAATTCCAATTGCATCGCGTAGATAATTTGGTGGAACAGATCCGGTGTTCTCAGATACTGTTGCAATTTGTAATGCTGCTACTAAATCGCGTGCATCTGTATCGCCTTGAATAGCGCGAACCTGTGCATTTAGATATTGTCCTGCTGTAACATTTGTATCAACGCGTGGCTTTGTGTATGCCATGTAGTTGGCTGTTACAACTGGAGCTTGTGCCGCTTCTACCGCTTCGGTCGCGATAGGAGCTTCAGATGTAATCTCTGACACTTTGTTCTCCTCTTTTGTTGTATCCTCAGCGGCTGCTTCGGAATTCTCTATTGGTGTTTCACTAGCTGCAACCTCAGCCACTCTTGCGCTATCAATTGCTGGTTCTGTAACGAGTGAAACTTCTTGAAGTGTGCTTGATTTAATTCTTAGCACGCCTTCCTCATTTTTCCATTCATTAATTTTTACACCCACGCTAAAACCATCACGAAGCCCAGTTGCAGCTTCCTCTAATGCATCATCGGCTCTAAAAGTTTTGGCTAAACGAAATGTGGCTTCCAACCCTGAATCGGTAGCAGTAATGTCAATTAACTTACCTAAAGGTTTGGTTGTTTGATGCTCAAGCAATAATTTAACAGGCTTTGAGAAATCAATTGAATCTTTTTCAAACACAGTTAATCCTGCACTTGTTGATCCTTGCTCATCCCATGTAACGATCTTTCCTGAGATTGTGCGCTTGTTAGTGTCGGCAGCTGTTATCTCTATTGGGAAACTTATTTTCATCGTATTAGGTCTTCTTCCTCTTGGATTTGCTCAACGCTCATCGCGCCAATGCGGTTTAGGATTTCATAGACTTGCGCTCGCTCTAATGCTGAACCACGCAAGAAATCATCAATGTCAAATCGAGTTTCAATTCCGTTAGGGCA